AAAGTTTTAATATTTTCTTTGCCCTGTCCTGATTTTGCTATACCCATAAAATATAGAGACGAAAAATTATTCATATTAGTTCTGAAAATACGGCCACAAGAGACTGATACTAATGATAGTGCTGCTAAAATAGAAAGTTCTGGTTGACTAACTTTTGCTATTTCTTCACAAAATTTATACATATCTTTAAGTATTCCTGGTGGATTAAATAAATCTTTTGGTGGGTCTATTTTTTCTGTTGAGTTGACAAACAAAGGTGCTTTTTGATTTTTTCTATCGTGTGTTTTTTTTACATTCTCTACTACTGATAATACTTCTTGATTTGATAAAGGTGGGTTATTTTGATTATTCCAAGATTGTAAAAAGAATTTACAAAAATCAATATTAATATTTTTGGATATTAAGTAACCTGCTAATCTTGCAGCTTGGTCATTTCTTGACCCCTCATGGACACCCTCTAATGAGATAGGTGCTGTAACTTGTGTTGTATTTGCTCTGCCATTTCCTGTAATTTTTATCCATTCTTTTTCGGTAAAATCAGGCAAGTCACTAATATCATGTAAATCCCATTCAGGTATTAAATTAGGCCTGTAAAGAGTCCCATTAGCATGTTTATTGTATGGTGCGATAATTAAACCGCCCTCCCCACGAATATCAATATGTCTTTCTAAAGGTGTTTCATTTAATCTTTTAGTTGCAAAAGTAGTGTAATTTTGTGGGTTGTTATAGTAATAGTGCATACCTTTACCAGTAATCACCCGATATGGTGATGTAGGTAAATTATTTTCTACCCAAGACATAGCCTCTGGCGTGTCTGCATCGACAACCAGAAACTCTCCACAAATTAGTGCTACTACTAAGTCGTCACGGTTTTTAAACCATTTTTCTACTTCTGTTCTTGGTGGTCTTTCTGTTTTGTATTGATGCCATCCACCCAAAAAGGCAGGTGGTTTTTTACTTTGTCGCAACAAAGGAACAACAGAAAAGCCCTCATCGTAATATGTAGTAGCTAAATCTAATGAAGTTTCGTTATCAGTTAAGGTCAGATTGAACACTATCAGCCACTAATTTAGATAGGTTGCCGTAAATGGACTCAAAATCTAACTTGCCTTCTGTAGCTTTGATGATACGTTTCGCTTGTGCAATAGACGGTTGCCTATAACCATAACGCCAAGCTTTGACAGATGCTGATGAACAGTTAAACTCTTCCGCAGCCTCTTTCATTCCAATAAACTCAATATACTCTTTTAAAGTATAATGCTTCATTTCTGAGGCACTTTGTTTAACTTCAGGTTCTACATTTAAAATCTGTAGTTTGCTTAAAATACTGGTTGAAAGTATTTTGTTTCGGTAGTAATAGTTTGCTAACCAAACTAAATCTGCTTTTTTCTCCATAAGGTTCTCCTTAATTATTTACAAATAGTAATTCATGTTTTATAATTTTTCAATAACTATGGAGAAAACTTTATGAGTAATTTGCAAAGTCGTATCGTTGCACCCTCTGCGTTAGTAGAAAATCAAGGTGCAAAAATTCTTATATATGGTGCTGCTGGTTCAGGTAAAACTACTGCTTGTGCTACTGCACCTGGTAAAGTTTTGATGATTAGTATGGAGAGTGGTTTGCTTTCTATACGAGACCGTCAAAATGTTGATGCTATCGAAGTTAAAGAAGCACAAGAAATCATGGAAATACATGACGCCTTGAAAAGTGGCGAGCTTAACTACGATACTGTTTGTCTTGATTCTATTTCTGAAATGTCTGAGATTTTACTTAATTATGAAAAAGCGAAACACAAAGACCCAAGAATGGCATATGGTAATGTGCAAGAGTCTGTTACTAATGTCATGCGTGCTTTCAGAGATTTACATATGCACGTCGTATTTGTATCAAAAATGGAAAAGCAAAATGTTGATAATATAATGCAGTACGAACCAAAAATGGTTGGCACTAAATTAGGACAATCTATCACATATTTTTTTGATGAAGTGTTAGCTCTTAGAGTTATTGAAGAGCAAGATGACGAAGGTACTATTGTAAAAAATAGATGGTTGCAAACAGAAATTGGTCAAGGGTATACAGCAAAAGATAGGTCAGGGAAACTGAACTCTTTTGAAGAACCTTGTTTAACTAGCGTAATTAATAAGCTAGGTTTTAACACTCAACAACCAGTAGGTAAGGAGGAGAAATGAGTGATTTTAATGATGTCGAGTGGAGAGAGACCACAGGTGATGGTGAGGTAACAAAAGATGTTGCACCACCTGCAATTTATGATGCGAAGATTATCGTAGCAGAGAAATATAAATCTGCTAAAGGTAATTGGACCGTTCATGTAGTGTTTGATTTAGCAAACGGAACTTTTAGGAACCATAACGAGTATTATAGTTTGTGGTCTGCTAACCCTGACGCTAAACAAATATCAAATGAAATATTTACTCAGTTGTGTAAAGCTGCAGGTTTTAAACAGTTTCCAGAAGCGGTTGCTGATTTACAGGGAAAAGCTGTACGCTTGAAAGTTGGTAATTTTGAAGACTCTTTTCAAAATGATGAAGGTGAAATGGTCACAGTTACAAAAACTAATATAAAGGCTTATATGCCTGTAGTTAGTGCTGCTAACTCTGCCCAAGCACCAAAGTCTGCCACAACAGAGGCAAGTGCACCAAAAAGAGCACCTACTTTATAGTAAGGGCGTTTATATAAAGAGCTGGGTGGTAACATTCGGCTCTTTTTTTTTGTATAAAAAATAGACAATATTAGATATTTAGCTTATTATCTAAAAATATCATTCATAAGTTCTCTCCCGAATGGTTAGGGGAGTGTAAACTCCCCTTTTTTATTCATCATACCAATCACCACAAATTAATAAGCAACCAAATTTAAAATACTTAATAAATAAAATAGTGAAAATTAATGTGAAGACAACAAGCCACTCTATTACTTTTTTGTTTGTGAACTTAATATTTTTATTCATCAAACCACCAAGCAATAAATATCAACCAAGCTATAGCTATCAAAGATAATATTAAAAGACTAATCAGTAAACCATCAAAAATAGTTTCAACCAATTTTACATATCCTGTAGTTCATTTTTTAACCTATTTAAATACCATATACATTTTTCAAGGTCTTGTATATTTTGTTGCTTGTATTTATATCTATGTAAATATTTAATAGCGGTACCCTCACAGTAAGCACGATAACCGATTGGCCCTAACTGTTGTTTGATGTAATCAATAGCTTCCATAGTGCCTTGATTGTAATGTGGTGGTCTGTTTACAGGGTCAAAATCCTCTGTTTTGCCATTTTTTACAAAAGTCTTACTAGCTTCGTCCCATTCTTTTGGGCTTATGCTGTCTATATTTTTACGTTTTTTCATCATATTCTTCTCCTTTTAAATCAACTTCTACAATATCAGGTGTGTTATAAACAGACGGTTGTTTGCCGTTTAACACCTCTTTATATTCACCTAAATATTGTTCTAGAACTTGCCACTTCTCTTCCATATCAGAAGCTTTCATTTTAAAAATTTTACATGCGTAAGGATATTTTTTTTCTTGTGCGACGAAGTAGAAACCCGCCACTTTAAATCCTGCTTTTTCAAATCCTCTTTTGTACCAAGCTGCTTGTAAATCATACTTATACTTTTTTATAGAAGATGCGAAAGCATTTGGCTCACAACTTTGTGTTGTTTTGTAATCAACTATAATAATAGTATCTTTATCGAATCCTGGTTCTGTTGGGCATCTAACAACGTCAGCTTTTACTTTTAATAAAATATCATCTTCCCACCAGTAAATTGCTCTTTCATATGGGTATGTGAAAATTTCAGGAAATTCAAAATCAGCAGGATGTAGTAATATTTTTGCTTCACCCAACAAGTTTTCTTTCATGGCAAAAATAGTATCTTTTTCTTTTTGTGTTATTACAGTTAATCCTCTTGACTCATAGTCTGCTTTTAAGTCTTTGTTATATTGTGTATAGGGCGAGCCAACAATACAGGCTACATCGTTATTGAAAGCTGACTCACCCTCTACAATTAATGAGTGTGCTGCAGAACCAAACTTTAAAGCAGAAGTCTGTAACACTTCTTCTTCTAAGGCATGAAGTTGTGAGTCCATAAAGTTTCTTATAACTGATGATGATACACCTGGACTATCATGGTACTCATTATTTGTTATGTGCGGAAAGTATAGTGCCTCTCCTAAAGGTTGATGGTCAAAACGTATAAGTTCTTCTGGCAGCTCATTCTTCATCTTTACTCTCCTTTGCTTTGAAAACAGGTACTTTGTTAATAATATTTATTAAATCATCTTGTGTCTCTTTTGAAATTTGTTCTAAATTTCTAAGAGCGAAGTAACTTTCTGCTAACAAATGCTCTGCATGGTTTATTAAGGAATCATCTGTTTTTGCAGGTAAATTTTTCTTATCTTTATTTATAGACATATATTCTCTCCTATCATTGAAGTATAATCTATCTTGATATAAAATGTCCACTATCGGTAATAAATATTACTTATTAAGGAGAATTTATGGGTAGATATATGCGTGAGTGTTACGAAAAGATAGTCGAAGACCCAGCTAAGATAGAGGCATTTCAAAAAGCTGATGCTTTTGGTTGGGACAATCAAGAAGAATTAGCAGGACGATATGCAGATAATCTGCAGAAATCTTCAGGCATTGAATTGAGTGCAGAGGACGCTGCTGTTGAGATTGGTTATTTTTTAGCAGAAACTGGTTACGACCCTTATTGTAACGGCGTATAATTTTTGTTGCCTGTTCGGCAGTAGATTCTCCTTGCCATTAGAACAGAAGTTTGTACGGACTTAGGCGTCAGAGGGGCCTCAGCAACACAACCCTCTGTTTATTATGCTATCATATTTTTATATGAAAGTATTAGAGTTGAAAGACCACATGAAAGACGCTAGTCCTACAGAGACTGCAGCACAATTAGATAGTCTATTAAAAAACAATAATATAAGAGGCACAAAGAACACAGAAACAATAATCTGGATTATCAGTTATGCTTTTTCTAGATTAGTTCACGAAGTTAAAGATATAAATACAGCAGTCGGTATTTTAGATAGTATTATATCGCAATATATGGACCCAGAAGTTTATCAAAAACTTTACGACAATCCACCAGATTTTAAGTAAAATTGTTTTTGTCTGTTTTTGTCAACAAAACTCTGACAGCTGAAACATAGATGTTTAGTGGTTTTGGCAATAAAATCATTTTTTTCATTTTTGTCATAGTCTGGTAATCTAATTTAATATTTATTGTGTTTTTATCTTGACGCCTACAAAAGTTGTATGCTAATCTTAGAATATACTTATAGGATAAGTAGGGATAGGCACTAAAGTTAATCCAAATAACAAATCTATACTTTACATCTACATTTAGAAACTCTAAAATGCAAACATGAGCAAAGCAGACACCAAGTTTGAGCCTGTCTTACACACAGCAGAAAATCCACAAATAGAATATTTCAACCTGGACAAGAAATTAAATAGAAGACAGCAAGTTTTCGTTTGGACTATAGTCAATAATCCACAGATGAGTTATGTCGAAGCAGCAGCACGGTCGGGCTATAAAGACGCACGGCAATCAGCGTATAAGTTAATGAAGAATGACAACGTATTGTCGGAGTATAAATATTTAATGTCGGAAGTGCGTAAAAAGTATGAATTAAATCACGATAGAGCAGTTAAGGATTTATACGATATTAGGGACAAAGCTCTGGAAGATGGCTCTTATAACGCAGCTATATCTGCCCAAAATAGTTTATTGAAAGTCGGCGGCTTAGTCGTAGACAGGAAAGAAGTTAGATTCGGTAAGATAGATATGATGTCTAGAGAAGAAATAGAGTCCAGACTAAAAGAGCTTATGGGTCAAGAATTATTAGATACTAGCGTGGAAGCTGAAGTTAAAGAGAAATCAGAATTAGCAGATAATTCATGGGGTTTGGGTGTCGTCAAAGAAGTCAACGATAATTGCGACCAAGAAGATGATGATAAAGACAACTAATTCAATCAGCATTTAATTTCACGCAATATTGCCTTTCAAAAATATTAACGGCCTCTTTGTATTGTAGTGGTTTTTCTTCATTCCAATAGCGTTCATTACCATTTTCGTAAAGCCATAACTTAAAGTTATCTAACGCACTTCTATTTTCGTCGTATGTAAATTTTTTTACTTCTTTTCCTTTCATTTCCTCTCCTTTTAAAAGACTAAGACTAACCCAGAGATTATACACTATAGGGGGATAGGGTTAGCCCTAGCCAAAATTGTTATTTTATTATACTTCCATACCTGCCCGACCTCAACGAGACTTACCTCTCCGTTCCCCACAAGACCAAACCATAACTGCCCCAACAGACCATAACTCAACTTGAAACACCTTGACAAGCCTCTCCTAAACTGCCTTAACTGACCTGAACGAAACTCTCGATACCTCAACAAGACCCACCACAACTGCCTTGCCCAGACACACCGCAACGCACACAAACGCAACAAGACGCAACTCTCCATAACTGCCTCAACGTGACAGAACGCAACCAACCCCACCTGGACTGCCAAGCCAAAAACCACCCGACCCCAACTTGCGTTGCCGTACGATAACTGCCATAACCAACCCCAACTTAACGCAACCCACCTTACGATACCACGACTGCCTAGCGACGCATAAACGAGTTCAGCTTAGAAATATGGGGACTGACAATTAGCCAAACTCGTTCAGCGTAAACTTTAAGCCAACTTAGGCGTTAAGTTAGAACTACGATTTGTTTTTTCTAACTTAGCCTTTTGTTTAGCTATCGGTTTTATAGCTTGTTCTAATGAGTCTTTAATTGTGCCTTGATAAACACCAAAGCTAATTAATTGGTCTCTTATATTTGACATTCTATTATTAAGACCATCAAATAATTCAAGAGCCAAATCCTCATTAGTCATAGCCTCAGATGTATCGACAAATCTTCTGCCATCATCTGTTTTCAAACTTACAAATGCTCTGACGGTATCAGGAGAAACCTGTTCATTCACATACACTTTTGCAGTAGCGATTAACATTCTAGCCTCGTGCAAACGCCACTTGTGACTAGCAATACTATCGTCCCACTCAAAAAATTTATGTAAAGGACTAGATTTCTTCTTAGCCTCTGCCAAGACAGTATGAGCCGATAACGACCCATACTTATCTTTGACATTAGTAAGTTCTTGTTTAAGATTAATCTTCTTAGGTTTAAGACTTACTTTCATTTACTCTCCCATCAGTTTTAATTCTAAACATTCCGAATGTGCCATTTCTTTCAGGCCTCCATTCTCCTACACCAACGGTTTGACCACCGTGGTCTAGTAAATTAGCGACTTGTTCAAGTGTGACTCTATCTTTGTCATACTTAACAAGCAATTCAGCAGTCCAATCTCTGAACTCAGGTCTAAATCTTAAATCTTTACCTGTTTTCACATTAACGGGGTCTTTCCTGAGTATAGGTTTCTTACTCTTTATAGAAACACACTCACCATCAGGAGCGGTCGGTAGAACAAAAAATAAAGTTCTAGCGTCTGTCATAGCCAACCCTAGAGCTTTACCTGCCCTTACAGCACATTGTTTAAATGCTGACGCTGGAAATCCAAAACCACCACCTTCTTGTTGATAAGCGGATTTTAGATATTCTTTCTTCGGGTCGATAGCAGTTCTTTTGGCATTGACTTTATTAGCCTTGCCTGAACGCACATCTTCCATTTCTTTAATTAACGCCTCTTTCATTTTATTTTGAATTAAAGGAGTTAATCCCTCAACCGTCAGTTTCGACATAGCGAAATTTGGTCGGTTGATAACTAGGCTCTCGCCTATTACTTTCTTAGTCATAATTTCCTCTCGAAATTTAATGCACTCAACACCAACGAATAACACCCGTTATCCATTGACTGATTGCTCGTTTGTGTTCTCTATGTAAATTTATGTTCATAAACTATCTTCCCATCCTGGTCTGTAATTTTGTAATGCACTTGTTCTTTTTTGTCAGATAATACTGCGTCCACTACACCTCCATAGTAAAATTTCATAAGCTCTTCATCATTATCAGCTTTAAAATCTATCTCATTTAAACTTGTCACTCTACTTACTTTATAGGTTTTTGGTTTACTCACTCTTGCTCTCCACTAAATCTTCAATAGTCATATCTTCACAAAGATATTCAAGCGGTTTTAATCTGCCTTTGCAGTAAAACTCTTTGATACTGCCATCTGGGTTTGTGAGTTCATTACCTTCTTCATCACAAACATAAAACTTAATATCTAAAACATTTACATAAAGTTCTTCATACTTGTTACTCATTATTCATTTCCTCATATTCCTTAGTAGTCCTTTCGTCTGCCCACAAGCCCTCAGTAGAGCCACAAGACAAGCAAGTATCTTTAGTAGTATCAACATTTCTACTACCACAACACATACAACATAACGGCATATTTGCTATTTCTAGCCAACTATATGATTTTTCCATCATCCTCTCCTTCTATATGTTCCATGAACTCAGGATTATCTAGCCAAAGCTCCTCAATTCTATCGTTATCAATTACTGCTTTTTTCA